TACTCCAAGTGTTTATAGTTTTAGAGCCTGCTATGGCCTCTTCTATCATACTGGTGACACTGTTGTTCACCAAATCTCCCCACGTACCCGCCAGCTCACCTTGAACTGGCAGTGCGAGTTTTAGAAGAGTGCTAAACTGTGTTGCCATAACAAAACCTCACGAATGCTATTAGTAATACACTCAACTAGCAGAAACCGCAATCAATCAATACGTACTATCGCATTTGTTGCGTCTGCAGCACCAAACTGTATTACAAAATCTGCTGAACTTGTTTGTTTGTCTCCACCAAAATCTATAACTGCTATGGCAGGATCACCCCCACCAGATTTATATATTAAGGCTGCTCTTGCTGTGATTGAAGAAGAACTCCAAGTCACATCAGAAAAATCTAAAAATGCTGTGGTCCCAGAAGATGTTGGATTAGCTGCTATTGATAACGTGTTACCACCAGCGGTATAACCTGTGCCACTAACTTCGTTGGTAGTAGAATACGCGGTGGTAGCCGCTCCCAACGTTGCACTGGATGTATACAGCGCCACCTTAAACGTCTGTGACGTATCACTGCTAAAGTCCATCTCTGCATTCAGCAGAGCCACTTTGAAGGACGTGCATAATGTTTGAGTGATCGCCATAAATTATTCCTATGCTACAGGCGTGCGTGCCTGTCCTGAACGATAATAGTCCTGACGCAGCTTGCCATCTCCAGTGCGCTGTAACAAAGCTATGGCCTGCAAATAACGTTTTTCATATAGAGCAACCATGTCAGGTTCGCCCTTCTGGAACCGAATTGCTTCCATCAAAGCACCATTAAGAAGCGCAGTATCGAAGTTATCTCCCAGATAAGTACCCCCCGCTGTCACTATGGACGTAGGATACTTAGCGTAGATGTGTTCTAATGTGTAATTAGCATCTGGGATTGGGGAAAACATAAATCTTACATTTGAACCTGAAGTGCTATGGTAAGCATAAAACTTTGGTAGTCCGCGTTTAGCAGTTGTGGTTACAGGATATGCTTCTCTTAAAAAATTAGAGTCCTTATTTAGTAAGAAAGTCTGAGTATCATTATCTACTATTGCTAAACTATAGGTGTATAAATACCCGTCAGGTGTAGTATACAGCTCATTACCAGCGGTTAAACTACTACTATCAACATTACGCATGGCAGGCAGCTCAACCGAGTTGAAGATCAGTTGTTCTGCCTGCTGTGCAAACAGGGCGTGTTGATCTGCTGTGAACGTCTGTTCACAGACATCCTCCACATTTGCTTTTAAGCTGGTGTAGTTCATGACTTATCCCATAGGCCCGCGAGCCATATTCCCTTTGGTGGCTGCACCCGCCCCACGAATTTTTATGCCCCCTCTGGCTCTACCTTTAGATTTTACCATGCCGCCATTGCTATAAGTCTTAGCCAGCTCTGGGTCTATCTTCTGCTGCACAGCTTCTGGTAGCTTGGAGAATCCCTTATATTTAGAAGGAGGATTTTGTACTTGCTTGCTCATGTTTGCCCTCGATATTGCCATTGTTGTACCTATGAAGTTGACACTGTGACTGAACCTAAAGATGCAGTCATCACAAACTCTAGCTTGTTATCTAACGAGCCAGAGTAAATGTATGCCCTGCTTGCTGCATACCCTGCAAAGTCTGGCCTAGGATCTCTAATAGCCTGCGGGTCATGAACAGGAAACATACCTAACTCGTTCTGTGGGTGATCCCCATCAAAACATTCGTAACATGCTTTTATATTAGTATCATTACCTTTTCTTATTATATTGCGCAATTCTTTGAGTTTGTATTGGAACCCACATATGTCGCATTCCGCGATAGCTCGTTTTGTTGATGCAAATCTGTTTGACATAATTAGATCCTAGCTACCCTCGGGACGTACCGTTCAGACGTCTTTTCTCTATCTTCGCCTGCAGCCAAATTGTATTGCTCATCATACGCGGCTTTTAGCATTTCAACTCTTCCAGCCAACTCTGGCACCTTCATGGCTATGTGATATGCCAACCCAGCGACCAGACAAGGCAGAAAGCGAAACACCACATCAGGTGTCTCCACACCGTTGCCTGCATCTTCGATACGACGCATTCTAAAATATACAAACGTATAGGTGGTGTCGGGCACGGGCCACAGATTTATTCTAGGTGTAGCTAAACGCTCTACGAATACTTGTATTGGCCTACCAGACGTTAACTTGTTAGGGATAGAGGCATAAGTGCTGACGCCGATGCGAGTTATAGTTAAATCAGATTGCGTTGCTGCATTGCCTGCATTTGTGCGTATAACGTGGTCTAGAAGGTCTATGGTGTCAGCAGGCAAGTCATACTGGGCCGTGCCCGCAGCAACAGATATGGTGCCGCTGTCGATCGTCCACATGTTGATTCCACGATTCTGCCACTCAATAGTCATCAGATTCATGGATCTACGAGCGGTAGCCAAGTCGTACCCCGAACGCATTTCACGGCCCGCACGCTCCCACGCCTCTTCAGCGATCTCGGCGAAATCCATATTGAACGCGGTGGTGCCTGACGTAGCCATTTATTTTTTCCTTTTCCGGCGTGCTGCCTCTACCCGCCTCGGCTTACCTGCTGGTTGGCCAAGACGTTTTTTCTGGCTGATGCGTTTTCTTTTCTCTGCGGACGACATCTCGGACGCCGTCTTTGGAGTCTTTGAAGAAATCCGTTTGGAAGGGCGGCAGTAAGGAGTTCCACGTTTTTCACCCTTTTGTCTGCCACACTTCTTGCCAGTGCGTACATCTTTCCAATCCTCTTTGAACCACCGCTTTAACGCTAGTCCGCTTTTGGTTTTGCGTACAGCCATGGTGCCTCACACGTATTTTGTAACCTTGCGGCGTTTGACTATTCCACAACCCCTAGCAACATTAGGGTTGTTAGAAGCACGTTTTCTACGCCTTCTAGCGAGACCCCCATTGGACATTCGCACGACACCACCTTCAGCAGCCTTCTTCTTTTTCTTTTTCTTGCCGCCAGTGCCGTAATTAGCAGCACCAACCTTCCTGCATTTAGCTATAGCCCCACTAGCATAAGCGCTAGGAAAAACTTTGTAGCGGGCTTTAACCTTGTGATAACAAGCGTCTTTAGGCATTTTTTCTAGCCCTCCTTATGCTTTCCTTGCCTTGTCGAAAGATTTTTGCAACTTCGGTCTTACCCATCACTTTGGCTCTTTGTTCGCCTACGGTCAGGATTTGAATTTTTCTTGCAAAAGGCTTTCTAACTTTCTTAACTTTTGCGACTGTCGCTCTAGCATCTGCTGGAGTAGCAAATTTAATTCCAACTGTATCTCTAGGGTTTTCATCAGTGTAGAGCCTACGTCCTGATCCTTTTGGCTTTTTTCCTGTGCCAACTTTTGGATCCCTACGCTTTGCCACTACTTCTTACCACCCTTTTTGCCACCCTTAGACATCTTGACCATTTTTGCAGGACGAAAACCCTTAGAAGCGATGCCTACACCACGGACCTTACCGCCCTTTTTGTAGCCCTTCTTGGTCATGCCACCTCCGGCCATGCCTTTTTTAGTCATGCCACCTCTGGCCATACCCTTCTTCATCATGCCACCAGCAGCCGCACCTTTTTTATTCTTGTCTACTTTTTTAATTGCAGCCATTAAACCACCAGCTTGGTAGCCCTTCTTGGTCATGCCACCCATCTTGTAGCCTTTTTTCTTCATCATGCCGCCAGCAGCCTTCTTTGGCAGCTTGTCAAACATGCTGAGATCTAGGCCTTTTACCTTGCTATCGGGACTCTTTTTACCAAGACCCTTCTTCATCAGGTCTTTCATGCCCTTCTTCATTGTCTTATTGTCAGTCATCAGACTCATCCTTATACAAATTGTTGAACACGCGCTCAGTATCCCACACATACCCCACGTCCTCTTTTGAGTTGAAGGTATGTTGGTTTGGTCTGAAGTCTGGAGCGCCTTCGCCCGTTTCAAACCACGCAGGATGCGTAACCCGCACCCGATTATTAGGTAACGCTACCATGTTACCTGTGTACTCCCCTGCGTCCAGCAGCTCCAATACATGACTCTGCTTGTGTTGTGCAGGATGATCTGCCACCTCACTGTCCGTGTAGTCCACGGTGAAGTAATACTTAGCAGGGTAGAACTCACCATCTACCTTGGCAATCCAAGGTGCAGGTGATGCTCTTTCTATCTTGTAAACCGCGTGATAATGGGACATGCAGTCCCATGGCTGTGCTAAGTAGGGTGGTAACTCTGTGGGCCACTGCTCGTACGGTGTGTCTGCCACAAGCGCTGTGAGGGGCATACGCGCCCACATTGCGCCACCATGCACGTTAGGCTCATCAGTGTCATCTGACTCGCAACCAGTAAATATGACTTGGAAACTTAAAGTACGATTTGGCATCGTAGTTACAGCAACCACCATGGCGTGAAGAAACTCACCATGATATTCCTCTAGGTTCTTAGTGTACTCCCTACGAACCCATGCGTTAAAGTGAGGTATATTTGACTGTAAATACGGCATTCAACATTTCCATCTCTTCCTCGCCTGCCGTAGTCTTGAATTAGGATTTTTAGCAGCCTTCGGAAATTTCTTCATTTGTCCAGCACTGCGGGCACAGAACGACTTACGACGCTTTGCGGCCTTGCTACCGGGTTTTACCTTACCAGTGACGGCAGTCTTTAACTTACTGCCGGGATTGTCTCTTCTATATTTGGCGACACCTTTCGCTGTCATACCCGCACCAGACTTGGTGGGCCGCTTGTGCCCACCCTTGATGGTATGACCTTTCATGGTGCCTTTACGCCTAGCCATGGAAGAATGTCATCATGTCTACGGTAGCCACAGTGTACTTGACCGACATACCGTCTTGAAACAGAACACCATCTGCTGGGATGGTCCTGTCCAATGTGGTGTTGTCGGTGCCTATGGTGCGAGACTTGAAGAGGGCAGATCCATTCTCTGGAGTATTGTTGAAGAACTCTACAACTCCAGATGAACCACCAGAGACTATGGAAAAGCCTTTCAGCCGCACCCTGTTGCTACCGTTGATTGCTTCTGCACAAAGACTGCCAGATCCAACCTTGATGTTAGCAGCATACTGCGCAGAGCATTCTACTGCGGTCACTGTGAGAAACAACTTAGTGCCTGCCACAGCTTCAGCACTACCAGTAGAAGTTATTACTTCTGTCATGGCGTTACCGAAAACATCTGTGCCTGTGATTGTGCAGGTCTTAGCGTTGTCACCCGTGCCTGTGGTCGTAACAATAACGTTCCTAGCACCACCCCCTGCAAAGGTGGTGTTGGCCATGGTTGCGCTGGTATTTGGTCTGGCAGCGGTTACCAGACGATCGTCATCTGACGCATTTTCATCACTGATGAATTTTGCTGATATATCTGAGCTGTGGCCCATATTAAGCTCCTTACGAAAGGAGGAGGGCTGTCAAACCCCCTCTCTGTTAATACTAGCCATTGTTGAAGTCAAAAGCTGCACCATGAATCTTGATGACGATTTTACCAGCCGTATAAGCGGCTTCAGTAGCGTCACCACAAGTCAGATACAGAAACTTCTTGCTCAGAGCTGCTAGTGTAGAGCCAGCATCAGCTTCGTTATGAAGCCCCAGTGTCAGGTCTCCATTGTTAAACAGCACAGTGCCGCTGGTAACCGCAGCATTTTCAGCTGTAGTTCCTGTTGCAGAACACACCAGATTGATGTCTGGATCACCGCCAGTTGGCACTTCGATACAGATGAACTCCATCTTGTATGGGATGCCATTAACTTCTTTTGTGAGTTCTGCAATGTACGCGTTTGCTGCACCGCCATCAGTACCGATAACATCGTTAGCGGCACCGCCAGATGCCAGACCACCGTGCAGATCAACAAGAATCGTAGTAACGATATCTCCACCAATCTTGTTGATGAAGGTGTTGATTGCTGCATCGGCAATACCAGAACCGTGCGCGTTAGGAGCGATGTTAAAGATTGTGGCTGCTGTGCCTAGGCTGGCGTTGTTTGCACCTACAGTGGTGCCCGCTGCAACGATGTTGTCTCTACCAGATGTAGCAACTTTTTGAACTTCAAGAGAACCACCGCTGGTGGCATTAAGCTGCTCTGTAAAAGTACCCAAGGTGGCACTTTTGGTTACAACTTTGAATCCGTTTTCGGAGCGGACTGCACCGTTAAAGGTCGTGTTTGCCATGTCTATCTCCTGTCGTGGCAAGTGTCAGCTACTCAATGTAACTGTCAGGGATACTGTATACTATAATAAAAAGA